ATGCGAACAAGACTGGGGATGCTGCTGATCGTGTTTGGTTCTGCGGTCGGCTGTGGGGCAGCGCCCGAACAGAGCGACCCGTCCAAGCTCGACCGGGTGGGCCAGTACGCGTGCGATGACTTCGCGGCCGGTTTCAAGGCCGCGCAGACGCAACAGGCGCGCGTCGACTTGGCCAACAAGGTCAACGAGTGGGCCAGCGCATCCAAGTCAACGGGCATCGCCGCGGCCGGTGCCGCACTCGGCCGGGGGGCGGACGGAAACGTCGCGGCCTGGAAACTTGCCGCAGACTCGTTCGCCCAAGTCTGCTTTGACCGTGGTTGGTCAGCGTCCGCATGAGCATGATCAGCACCGGCCCCCGCGCTCAGCGAAGCGTGGGGGCCGCTGTCGTTCAGGGAAGGGTAAGCAGGGAGACCGCGCCGGGGATGGTGGCCATGGTTAGTACCTCCGCCCTGGCACGAGTGGCGTGACGCCGTCGGCCGCGCGCGGGTCGGCGGTGGGAGTGACGCGCTGCTCGACCACCAGCAGCCAGCCGCCGAGCTGCCCCACCACGATGACGCCCAGGAGCGCGGCGACCAGCTCCGGCGCCAGGTGCAGCGTGAGGGCCAGGACGGCGAGCACGGCCTGGGCGAGCGCGCCGAGCCAGGCGGCGATGCGCACGGGGCGGGGGCGGGACGGGTCGGTGATGTCCTCGGGCGGGACGGTGGTCATGCTGCGGGTCCTTCCGTGGTTGGGGCGGTGTCGTGCACGTTGACGTCCACGCGGACCACCGACTCGGCGATGCCGTCGCGCACGGCTGCTTTGAGCTGGTCGGCGGTGAGCGGGTCGCCCGCGACGGCACCCGCCAGTCGCTCGACGGCCGCGCGAAGCCCGGCCAGCTCGGCGGCGGTCTGTCCGGAGTAGAAGTTGGCCCAGGTGAGCCACTGCGCCGCGCTGTAGGTCACCGGCTGCGAGGTGCCGGGCGGGGTGAAGGTGATGGGGTCGGTCCAGGACACGGTTGTTGCCTCCTTGGTGTCGAGTTGTCCGAAGTCGGTGGCGCGGACGTCGTTGATGTCGCACGACACCCCACCGACGCGGGCCGTGCCGATACGTTGGAACAGGTGGGCTCGGGGGCTGAGTCGGCCCCGGGACCAGGCGGCGGTCTGCCAGCCGTAGGCGGCGTGCGCGGGCACGGCGGCATCGACGACCCCGGCGTGCCCGTAGACGCCGACGCGGTGGCGGCCGAGCACGGCGGCGGCACCGTCGAGATAGGCGAGCACCGCTGGGACCTGCCCCGCTTGTACGTCGCGGTCGGCGGCGAAGTAGATGCACCTGGGGTCGGCGCCGATGTCGGTGGCGCGGGCGAGTGCCCACCGCGCGTCGTGTTCGCCCGCCGCTCGGCCTTCCAGGATGCGGCCGGTGGACACGGCTTGGTAGACCAGTGCGACGGCCAGCCCGTGGGCGCGCATGTCGGCCAGTTCGGCGGCCGTGATCGGGCGGACGGTGGAGGTGCCCTCCTTGCGGAGGTAGCGGATCACGCCGCCGTATCCGGCGGCCTTGATGGCGCGGGCGCCCGGGTACCCGGCGCTGTAGTCGAGGATAAGCACGGTCAGCCTCCCAGGAGTTTCGTCACGATCGCGGACACGGCGCCGCCGCCGCCTGCGGCGAACCCGGCGACCAGCCAGATGCGTCGCTCGACCGCGCGCAGTCGGGTTTCGTGGTCGATGAGATCGGCTTGGGCGGCGGTGGTGTCGGAGGATTCCTCCAGGCGGCGCAGCCGGGTCTCGTGGTCCGGTACGGCGCGGGCGATTTCCCTTACCTCGGCACGCATCTCGATCACCGCGTCGTGCACCGCGCGCATCTCCTGATACATGGCAACCGGCGTGATGACCGCGCTTCCGGGTGGGACGCCGTGGGGTGTGGGGTCGTAGTCGACCATGGGGTTGTCCTCGGGTCAGGTCGTGCTGTTGGCGCGGTGGCTGATGAGCGCGTCGGTTGCGTGTTCGTAGGTTCCGGACTGACAGGTGACGACCAGGCAGTTGCAGCGGGATCGCCAGGTGTCGTCGTCGTTTGGGGCGAGTTCGGCGAGGGTGTCCATTCCGGAGTAAAGACAGGTGCCATCGTTGACGGTGATGCTCATGGTGTCCTCTGTGGTCAGTCGGTGGAGCGGCGGGCGCGGAGGTAGGAGCCGACGAGTGCGGCGTTGTAGTCGGTGGACAGTGCGCCGCCGGAGTCCTGGTAGCCCCACAGCTCGACGTAGTCGGTGGTGCCGTTGAGGTAGACCAGGCCGGTGCAGCGGGCCATGTGCGCGAAGGTGGCGCCTTTGAGGCTGGGTTGGGCGCCGTAGGGGGCGCTGGCCAGGGTGGTGCCGTTCTTGCGGATCTGGGCGCCGCGGTCGCCGGTGGTGTTGGCGGCGAACACGGCCAGTCCCTCGACGTCGTAGTACCCGGCGATGGTGGGGGTGTAGCGGCTGGTGGCCGTGATGGTGGAGTGTCCGCCGATGGTGTCCACCACTTCGCCGGTCATGGTGATGGCGGTCCAGGTCGTGTTGGGGATGGACTGGGTGGCGATCTGACTCGCCCACACCATCGGTGGGGTGACGTAGATGTTCAGGCGGGCGGCCGTCAGGCGCTCACCGGCGAGGAACGGCACGACGTTTCTCCTTTCGCGTTACCAGGCGAGGAATGTGGGGCGGGCGAGTCGGATGTCGGCGCCTGCGGTGTGGGGTTTGGTGATGGCGTTCATCGAGCGGGTCACGGTGAACCGCTGCGGGTGGTGCACGGTCACGTCGTCCACGGAGACGGTCACCGGCAGGGTGTTGGTGGTGCCGGTGGACAACCGCGCGACCACCCCGACCTCGGTCGCCTGTGGTTGCTCGGGGGCGGTCGCCGTCACCTGCCAGTCCCGCGGTTCCAGGGTGGCGGGGTCCCAGGCGCGTGCGGCGAGGGCGGTACCGGTGACAGCCAGCCGCAGCGCGAGCGGCGCGCCGGGGCTGGCGGTCAGGGACAGGGCGCGGCTGGTGAGGGTGGTCTCGGTGCCGCCCGCCCGGGTGCGCAGGGACAGGGTGACGCTGTTGTCGGTGCCGATCGACAGTACCGCCGCCTGGTAGTCGCCCGCGCCCGCGTGTCGGGCGATCAGGCCGAGCAGGTGCGCGGCCCCGGTCGGGGTGCTGCTGGCGGCCAGCCGCGCCGTGAGGTCGACGTCGGGCCACCCGGCGTCCACAGTGCCGCGGCGGGTGACGTTGACGCTGCCCAGGGACAGGCGCCCGGTTCCGCCGCTGACCGAGTAGTCGGCGCTGGCGCCGCCGCCGGTGGTCCAGGTGTGGCCGGTGTCGGCGGTCCCCCACCCGCCGCTGACCGTGCGAGCGAACGCGTCGGTGACGGCCGGTTCGATGGTGGTGGCGGTGACTTCTTCCCCGTCGACCAGGAGGGCGATGGGTGTCTCGGCGGGGTCGGTGGTCCAGCGGGGGCCGGTGGTGGTGGCCACCAGCAGGGTGGTCGCGGTGCTGGTGACCGGGGTGGCGAGGACCGATCCCGCGGTGTCGAGCCGGGCGGCGGTGTCGTCCACGACGGCGACGGTCCACGGTCCGGCCGGGGTGGTGTTGGCCTGCACCTCCCAGGTCTGGGGGGTCAACGTCTCGGTGTAGCCCTGCACGATGAGGTCCAGGGCCTCGGTGGGGTGCTCGGCGGGCAGGCCGGTGACGCGCACCCGGTCGCCGAGCCGGACAGCGGTCCACGGTTCGGCGAGGGCCGGGCGGCTGGTGATGGCCGGGGAGAGGGTGGGGTAGCGCATCCCGGGCCAGGTGCCCAGGTGCAGCCGCCACCCGGCGATGTCGCCGCCTTGGGCGTCGGTCGCGGTGTTCACCGTGACCGACTCGTCGTAGGTGCCGTGCGCGGCGGCGTGCTCGGTGTCGACCGCGCGTGTGCTGGCGCCACCGTCGCGGGTGACGGTGATGTCGTTGCGCAGGGCCGCGTCGTCGTCCACCGGGGCCAGGCCGGTGATGTCCCCGGGCCATGTCCCGGCGTCGAGCACCAGGCGGTGGGGCTGGTTGTAGAGGGTGGTCCGGGGCCGGTACTCCAGGGCGAGCGCGTCGGCGCGCTCGGCCAGCAGCCCGCCATCCACGTCGGCGCACGCGGTCAGCAGCGCGGGCAGGGTGTCGATCCGTTGCGGACCCATGGGGGGCGAGTCGCGGGCGTCGTCGACCACGCGCACCGGGATGCCTTCCTCAGCCGCCAGGCGCACGATCCGGGCCACGGCGGGCTCACCCGCCCACGCCCCGGTGAAGGCCACGATGTCCCAGAACTCGTCGGTGTCGAGCACGGCGACGTGACCGACGGCGGTGCCGCCGAGATCGCCGCCGCTGCCGCCCACGGTGACCGACAGCGCACCGCCCACGGTGTGCCCGGTCAGGGTGCCGCCGAAGGCATACGGTGCGCCCAGCTCGGGGCGGGCGTAGCCGATCTGCCAGGCGACGTTGCCGCCGCTCTGGGTGAGGAACAGCCACACCATGCCGCTGGTGCCGCGCACCCCACCGAAGTCGATCGACTGCGACAACACCTGCACCCCGGCGTCGGTGATCGCCCGCAGCCCCAGGTTGCCGGTGCTGGTGATGCGCAGCAGCCACCGCCCGGCGGTGCCGCTGGTGCGCACCTCCACCAGGATCGGCTCCCCGGTGGTGGTGTCGGGGATGGCGACCATGGCCAGCGCCCGCAGGTAGGGGCTCGGCGGGTAGGCCGGGACCGCGCCGGTGGCCGATCCGGTGGTGTAGGTGGGGATCGGCCCCGACGCGGCGATCTCGTCGTGGTCGGCCGCGGTGACCTCCCCGGTCACCAGCATCGGCGGGGCCGCGCCGAGCGCGGAACCGAACTGCGTGGCGCCGCTTCCGTCCTCGCACGGCCAGTAGGCGCGCGGCGTGGTCACGTTGCGGCCCAGCAGACCCCGGTACATCGCCGAGCGCAACGGCGCCCCGCCCTGTCCCATGCGGCGCCGCGGTCCGGCCACGGTCAGATCCACGCGGGACTCGCCGTGCCCGTCCCCGTAGGGCCACACCACGGCCAGCTCGGCGACCGTCCCGACGAACCGGATTCGGGGGTCGACGGTGGCGGCGGCCAGGCCGAGCAGCCACGGCCGCCCCACCGCGTCCACCGTGCCGCGATGCCCGGCGGGCACCGCGGTGAAGTCCACGTCGGCCACGACGGTGCCGCCGATGCCCGCGCGCACCTGCGCGGCGAACACCTGCCCGGCCGGCGGCGTGAACGTCAGCGTCCCGTCGTGGAACGTGCCGATCGACAGCTCGGCCGACCCGGCGTAGACGCCGGTCACCCCGGCCTGCACGACCGGGGCGCCGAGCTGCGTCCACGGACCGGCCGAAGTCGGCGCGGTCCAGAACGTCACCGTCGACCCCGACGCGCCGTTGTCGACGTCCAACGTCGCGCGCACCGCGCACCGTCCCCCCTCGGGAACCGGGGCGGTCGACACGGCGGTGAACCCCGACGCGCCCGACAGCGACCACCCGAATTCCAAGACACCGCCGGGTTGCAGGTCCAGCCGCCACGACCGGGCGTCGGCGTCCCGGTTGCGCCACCGGGCCATCAGGTGGGTGGTCGTGCTCGGCCGCCACGACAGCGGCGCGAGGTCCAGGCGCACGTCCAGGTCCCCGGTGACGTCCAGCGCCGGGGCGGCCGGGGTCCAGGCGCGCGAGTCGGCCACCCCCGACAGCAGCAGCGGCGACGGCGCGGCGGCGGGCACCGCCAGGCGCACCCGCACCGGCACACCCTGGCGCACGTGCGGGAAGTACGGGGAACGGGGGTTGCCGGGGGTGTACTTGCCGCCCGGGTTGTCCAGCCGCAGCGTCATCTGCTGCGGATGCGCCTCCCCTGTCTCGTCGGCGCGGCCCCGCGTGACCGACACCGGCACCAACGAGTCGTCCACCCACACATCGGCCGTGACGTCGGTCCACGACCAGGTCGCCGGGTCCGCGTCCGGGGCGGCGCCCAGCGCCAGCTCGACCACCACGGGCAGAGGAAACTCCACGTCTCACCTTCCGAACGCTGTTTGAACGCTGCCACCACCGGACACACGCACCGCCTTGCGCAGCCACTCGGCCAACGCCCGATCCAGACCCGCGCCGGTGACCTGCACCGTGACCGGGGCCGACCGGCCCGCCAACATAGAGTCCAACTTGGACAGAGGTAGGACGGCTTCCTGCTCGGCGCCCTCACCGATCATGGCCAGCGTCGGCCCAGTGGTCACACCACCCTTGGCCAGATACGGCACGTACGGGATGTAGCCGACGGACACCCCCGGCACCATGTTCAACCCGCTGATGGCCTTGTTCGCCCCACCGATCATCCCGTTGATCACCCGGATGGCGAAGTTCGCGGCAGCCCGCGCGCCGTCCTTCACACCATCCCAAATGGACCCAAGGAAGCTCTTGACGCGACCGACCACACCGGACACGAGATCGGCGAAGGCGGACCACCGGCCGCCGATCCAGTCGAGCGCGTCCCGCACACCGGAGGTGATGGCCTGCCAGGCACCGGCGAAGAACCCCTTGATGGTCTCCCAGTGCTCCCAGATCAACCGCACCAGCGCGAACGGCATGAACCACCTGGTAATGAAATCGACGGCGGACGCCACCACGCCCTTGATCCACTCCCAGGCGGCGGCGGTCGCCTGCTTCACCCACTCCCACGCGGCCGAGATAGCCGTGACGATGGTGTCCCAGTTGGCGATAATCAGAGCCACCAAGCCGATGACCACGGCGATGATGAGCGCGACCGGACCCATGGCGATCAGCCAGGCGGCGGCGACCCGGGCGGCCTGCACGAGCGACTGCACACCCAGCAGCACCCAGCCTGCCACCATGCGCGCGGCGGCCATGGTCTGCACCGCCAACCACCGCACGGTCGCCGCGGTCATCGTGGCCATGGCGGTCACCACCCGGCCGAGCAGCACCGCCCCGGCCATCGCCGCGCGCGCAGCGAAGGACACCAGCCCGATGACCGCACGCGCCAACAGCACGACCACCCTGCCCAACACGGTCAGCACCGCGCCGAGTCCGGCGTTCCACAGCCACACCCCGGCCGTGACCGCGCCCAGCACCAACACCAGCGGCGCCAGCGCGGGCACATAGGGCCGGATCGCGTCCAGCACCCCGGACACGTGCGGCAGCACCGCCGCCAGCGCCGGGGCCAGCACCGCACCGAACTGGCGTCCGAGGGCGGCTAGTTGCATCTGGGTGCCGCCACCCATGGTGTCGGCCATTTTCTGCGCCGCGCCGTCCACGTCGCCGAGCGCAGCCACGGCTGCGGACGGGTCCAACGCGTACAGGGCAGATTGCAGGTCCTCGAACTTGGTGCCGAACAAGCCGAAGGCTGCCGCGTTGCGCTCTACCGGGTCCTTGGTGTCACGTAGCCGGTCGAGCACGAGGTCAAGAGCGGCGGCAGCTCGCGGTCCCCCGGCGGCGATGTCCGCTTGCGCGGTCTTGGCGTTGATGCCCAACGCTTTGAAAGCCGCGACACTCTCCTTGCTGCCGCCCTGCACGATGGCGTTGAACTCTTTGACGGTATCCGCGATCAGGTCCGTGTTGCGCGCCGCGGCTTCCCCGCCCTGGGCGATCAGCCCGAACGCGGTTCGAGCGTCCAGACCCAGCGCCTTGAATTGCACGCTGTACTCGGTGATCGTGTCCAGGGCGTCCTCGGCGGACTCCGGGATGCGCGCGTACCCAGCGGTGATGACGTCCAAAGCCGACTCGAAGTCCGGTGCAAGGCCGGACTTGACCAGCTTGCCCGCCGCGTTGATGACGCGCGGTAGTTCCTCTCCGAACATCCCCGAGAGTGCTTGGGCCTGTTTGGTGAGTCGTCCGATGTCCTCGGAGGACCCGACCTGTGCGAGGGCGCGGGACACCTCGCCGGTGGCCTGCCCGACCTCGGCGAGGGATTGGCCCCACCCCTCGCTGTAGAGCTTGCCCGCCGCCTCGGCCGCCTGCTTGGCCATCGGCCCCGCGAGTCCGAACTGGACTTCCAGGCGGCCGGGAAGGTTGGCGCCGTCCAGGGCCTGCTGGAAACCCTCGGCCAACAAGGCGGCACCGCCGAACGCGGCGGCGCCACCGAGGATGCCCTGGGCGGCGCCGCTGAACCGATCACCGAACGTGCGGCCGGCCTTCTGCCCGGCCTTGTCCGCGGCCTGCTGCCCCTCGGCCTCCAAGGCGTCGCCCAGCTCCCCGGCGATCGCGCCTTTCGCGCCCTTGAAACTGGGGATGAGGCTGATGTAGGCGGTGGCCAACTCGGAGGCCATGGAACGCACCTCCTGGTTGGGCTGGTCAGTGTCCGCGTGCGGCGAGCGCCGCCCGGATCGCGGGTTGGTCGACGGTGGGTCGGGCGGAGCGCTCGGCGCTGCCCTTGACCGGCCAGGGCCGCGGGTAGGGCGTGATGCCGCGTCGTTTGCGCTTGTCGGTGTTGGCCATGACGGTCAGGTCGTACAGGTCCGCCAGCGCGGTCGCCTCGGCGCTGAACGGTGTTGTCCAGCCGTTGAGCGCCGCGCACAGCCAACTGGTGCGGTCGCGGGCCAGGATGGTCACCAGCGCCCACGCCTCGGCCCAGCCCATGCGGCCGTCGAACACGGCGGCCAGGGGCAGCCCGAAGCGGGCGCGGAAGTCGTAGGCGAGCGCGTCGTGGTGCTCCCCGATCAGGTCGAGGAGCGCTCGGATTCCCCCGGGGCCACCCCGGCGGTGCGCATCCAGCGCGACAGGTGGTCGGCGCACTCGTGGAAGGGCATCGCGCGCAGCGCCTCGCGGGTGGCGGGGTCGAGGTCGGCGGCCTTGAGGTAGGCGAACGCCAGGCGGGCGTCCGCGGTGTCGCCGTTGCCCTCCAAGGCGTCCATGACCACCCCGGCCGGGACGTTGGCCACGGCCTGGGCGGCGGGCGGCAGCGTATACCGCTTACCCTGCCAGGTGAAGGTGTAGGTCTTGGGGGCGCCCGCGACGGCGCGGACGGTCTCGTGGGTGGTGCGGTCGGCCCGGTCGCGGGCGCGGCGGGTGCGGCGGTTGGACATGCGCGGGTTCACCTTCCGGTGTCGTCGTCGGTTGCGCGGGTTCGGGGTGGTGGGGTGTGGCGCCGCCCGACCCGCGCAGATGCGGGCGGCGCCACGATCAGGGGGAGGTGGTCAGGAGGCGAGCGCCGAGAACCACTTCTTGCCGGAGTAGCCCAGCACCACGTCCTTGTAGGCGGTGATGGTGATCTCGTAGCCGACCGCCTCGGTTCCGGCGATGGTGATCTCCCCGACCTCGACCACCTCGCAGTCGGGAAGGAACAGGCGCACGAACTTGTCGCCGTCGACGTAGTCGAGCACGACGCGGCGACGGCCCCCGGTGGCGGCGGGGTCGATCTCCACCGACCCGTCGGCGGCGATCGGCCGGCCGTAGAACAGCTCCACGCTGTTGCGGTTGGTCTCGATCATCGTGAACGAGATGGTCAGCTTGCCCTCAGTGACGACGGTGCGCACGATGGCGCCGCCCTGCCACGCGGGGATGTCGTTGGTCGAACGGTCCCGGTTCTCGGTCACACCGTCGTCGCTGATGTAACCGACGTCGCGGTATCCGACCGGTAGCGGGCTCTCGGCGTCGGTGGGCGCGGCCAACGTGGTGGTTCCGAAGGAAACCGCCCCGCTGACCGCGACGTCGACGGCGTCTGCGTCCAATGCCATGGGTTTACTCCAAAGTGGAAAGTGGGGGTGGGCGCCGGTGCCCCACGGGTCGAGGGCAGGCGCGGCGAGGGAGCATGGGATGCCGTGTCGGCTTGTCGGCGCGCGGCGCCGTGCCATGCCCCGTGTCGGGGTCGGTGGCGTACTCGGGTGCGCGCTCGGGTTACAGCGGCCGTCCGCGCACCGACAGCGAGATGGTGAAGGTGTAGCGGGCCTGCGCCGACACGGCGTCGGGCAGGGCGACCGGGCCGCCGTACTCACCCACCGCGTACACCGGGACCCCGTCGACCTGTCGGCCGGGAAGGGCGTGCACCAGGGCGCGGACCACGGCGCACAGGCCATAGGCGGCGGCGGGCGTGGCGGCCCAGCACTCGACGGCCAGCGTCGCGGCGTCGACCACCAGGCCGGGGCGGGTGCCGCCGATCCGCGACACGCTGACGAACGCGGCGGGCCTGGTGGTGGGGATGCGAGTGTGCACGCTCACCGGCTGCCCACGGGCGGGCAGTTCCTGTGTCAGGTACCCCACCAGCAGCGCCTCGACGTCCGGGAAAGCGATCGGCTGCGGGGCGGCGTTCACCGGCGACCCGCGTCCATCGCCCGGCTGAGCGCGCGGCGCTCGGCCTCGGCGCGCATCGCCTCTCCGGTGGCGGTGCGCACCGACGCGCGGGCACGGATCGGCCCGACCTGCGAGTCGGCTTCCATGCCGTCACCGGCAGCCGCGGCGATCCGGTCGGCGCGGCGCGCCAGGTCGGCGCGGACCGGCGCCGAGCGCAGCAGCTCGCGCACCGCCGCGCCGTTGAGGGTCACGCGGACCTTCGCCACGGCTCACCCCTCCACTCGTTTCAGGGTGGCCTCACGGTGGGCCAGCATCCCGGTCGGCGACGCCCAGTCGAGCACCGGGCCGTCCACTTCGTACAGGTCGCCGCCCCACCGGACGCGGTCCAGGTCGACCACGTCGGCGCCCGCCGGGGCGAACAGCTTCCAGCGGGTGACACGCGCGTCGCGGCCGGTGCCGCCGCCGCCCTGCCCACCGGAGAACAGCAGTTCCTCACCGGCCAGCGGTTGCACGCGGCACCCGGTGACGGTGTGCTCGACCGCGGTGGACCAGTCGGCGATCAGGTCGCCGCGCTCGGTCCGCCACCCCGGGCGCACCACCACCACCGTGTCGGTGGCGAACGACACCGGCACGTCAGGGCGCCCGCAGCAGCGCCACCGTCACCGACGTGACGGCCGAGAAATCGACCCACACGACGTTGCCGGGCTGCCGGTACGGGCGCTTGGGCGCCAAGGCGATGTAGCGGTCCTTGCCCGCCGGGACGGTGATGGTCTTGGCGGGCAGCGTCAGCCCGTCGACCACCAGGGCGGTGGGCAGAGTGACCGTCTTCGCGGCCGTGTCGCCGTTGCGCACCAGCAACACCAGCCCGGACCCCATGGGGATCTCCAGGCCACCGGCCGGGGCGGCGGACATCGTGGGCTCGACACCGTCGGTGGTGACGAGCTGGACAGCGGGGACAGTGCGGGGCATGAGGACCTCCAGGTCAGGAGTGAAGAACGATGGTGCGGGGCAGACGCGGCATGGGGAACAGGGCGTGCACCGCCGCCCGCTCGGCCGGGGTCAGGTCGGAGGCTGCGGCCCACGCCTCGGCGCCCCAGGTGACCGCCTCGCCCCCGGCCTGCTCGGTGCGGGCACCGGCGGCGACGGCGGACGGCAGCCCGCCCAGGCGGGCAGCGACCGCGCACACCAGTTCCACCAGCTCGTCCGGCAGGGTGACCCAGCCGTGCGAGTAGGTGACGGTCACCGGCGAGGGACAGCCGTCGAGCGCACGCAGCACGGCGCCCGCCAACGACCACGCCACCGGCCCACCGGACGCGTCCACCACGGACGACACCGCCACGACCGGGCGTTGCGGCAGCAGCCACGGACCCGGCCCCGACAGCACCACCGACGAGACACCGGGGGTGATCTGCTGACGGCCCGCCGCGCGCCGCACCCGGGTCGACGCGCGCAGCAGCACCGCGTCCGGCACCGGGTCGAAGCCGTAGGCCGCCATGTCGGCGGCCGTGGCCAACGGCGGAAGCGGCACGGCTCAGCCCTCCGAGTCCTCGGACCAGTCCTCGTCGCCCTGGTCCTCGTCGCCCTCGTCGTCGCCCTGGTCGTCGGGGACCGGCCCGGTGACCGGGTCGCCGTCGAGCGGGCGGTGGGTGGCGGGTGGCGGCCCGTAGGTGGCGATGAGGTCCGCTTTGGGTGTGCGCTTGGCGGCGGCGGGGTCGGCGCCCCGGTCGATGGCGTAGGCGATCCAGGCTGCTTTGCTTCCGCCGCGCGCGGGCGCGGTCAGTCCGCCGCCGGGTTCGGTGTCGGAGGGTGCCGGTGTCCACTCGCCACTGTCGATCATGTTGTTGATCGTGCGGGCGTCGAACGCGGCGCCGATCGTGATGACGAACGGGGCACCGGCCGGGCCGATGAACCGCAGGGTGTCACCCAGGCGCATCAGATGATCACGTCCGCAGCCGCCAAGCCGGTGGGGCGGATGACCTTCGCGCCGTAGAGGTGCAGACCCTTGACGATGTCGGCGAACCCCTTCTCCTTGCGGGTGGCCTCGGTCTTGGCGATCTGCTCGGCGTAGCTGACGGCGCCGTCGTATCCGGCGATGACCAGCTTCCCCGCTCCGGCACCGGGACCGTTGGGGGCGTTGTTGGACTTGCGGATGGTGAAGCCCGCGGCCTCACCGATGCGGCCGTTGGCGCGCGTGGCGGCACCGGCCTGGTCGCCCGCGCCGATGAAACGGGTGTCCTTCTGCAACAGACCGTGGAACTTCGGGGTCACCACGACCCATCGGCCCTCGGTGGGCACATCGTCCTCGTCCAGGCGCGTGCTCAGGTCGACCAGCAGGTCATACGCAGCGGACGGGGCGGACAGGGTTTGCTCGGCGATCAGGTTCCCGGCGTCGATCCCGGCGCCCATCAACCCGGCAACGTACTGGTCGGCGACGTCGCGCAGCTTGTAGGCGGCCTTCGCCGCCTGCTTGGTGAGCACCTGCCCACCCGCGCGCGCCTGGCGGGCCTCGACGTCGTCAACCTCGAACGCGAAGTACTTCGCCTGGTTGATCAACAGGGCCTGGGTGTTGTCGTCGACATCCTCGATGGTGATGTCGGTGTGCGGGGTGTAGGTGCCCACGGTCGGGTCGGCCAGCCCCGTGATGTGCACGGTGTCGCCGTACTGCTCGATCTCGCCTTCGTAGTCGCGGTTCACGACCCCGGGCGCCGCGTACACCAGCGCCTTCTCCAGCGTGACCAGCAGCTCGGCGGCCCACACCTCGGGAATGAAGTTGGCGATGGCCATGGTGGTCTTTCTCCTTCGTCTCGTGGCGCACCGGCCACGAGAGCCGGTGTGCCGGGGTCAGGCGGTGGTGGTGCCCAGCAGGTCGTCCAGGCGGCCCTCGGCCTTGGCCTTGACGATCTCCGCCGGGCTCATGGACTTGAGCGCGTCGCGGCTGGTGATCTGGTCGGCCTTGGTGCCGGTGACATCCCCGCCGCGCGCGCCGCCGCCGAAGTCGGCGGCCGGTTGGGTGTCCTTGTCCGCCGTCGGGGCGAAGTCGGACAGCAGCTCGTCGGCGTCGGCCTCCAGTTCCTCGCGGGTCGCCCCGACCAGCCGGGCGGCCTGCTTGGGGGTCAGGCCCTTGTCGGCGGCGACCTGCAACCGCAGCGCCGTGCGTTCGGCGGCGCTCGCGCGTTCCTCGGCGGCGGCGAGCCGTTCGGCCGTCTTCTCGGCCTCGGTCTTCTGCGCGTCCTCGATCTCGGCGAGCCGCTTGGCGGCATCCGCGTTGGTCTTGGCGTGGTTCTCGTGCTTGCGGGACAGTGCTTTCCACTTCGCCGCCTGGGCGCGCAGGCTCTCGACGGTGTCGCCGTCGTCGGCCGGTTCGGTCACCACGGTGTCCTGCTCGTCCGTGGTGTCCTGTGTGGCCGGTCCGGTAGTGGTGTCTCCCATGGTGTTCCTCCCGTGTCGGGTGTTACGGGCGCTCGTGTCGAGCACCCGGGGTTCAGAGTTGGGCGGGGCCGGTGAAGTGCTGCCCCGCGACGGTCAGCACCGGCCCCAGTTCGCCGTGCTCGCGCACCAGCAACACCTTGCGGTAGTCGATCGGGTCCCGGCCCCCGGCGTCCGAGACGCCGAACCGGTCCTCGATCGCCGAGTGCGCGGCGGCGAGGGTGTCGTGGTCGATGACCTGCCCGGGGTCGCGGGTGCCGTAGATCGGTTCCACCCCGCAGTCACACCCGGGGTGGATCGGTTGCAGGTCACCGCGCCGGTACCGCTGGGTGGACGCGACCACGCAGATGCCGCAGTTCTCGCTGCCGGAGAGAGTGCGGCGGTGCCCCACCACCCGCCCGTCGCGGGCGAAGACGGCGCGGGCGGTGTGGGTGCGGGCGAGCTGCACATCGGTGAGCGCCAGCGACAGGGCTCTCCGGCGCCCTTCGGCCACCGCGACCTCCAGGGGCTTGCCCTCGGCGAGCGCGGTCCACACGCTCACCCCGGCCCGCCGGTACACCTCGCGCGGGTCGACCCCGCGCAGCGCACGGCCGGTCACCTCGTCGGGGTCGACGCCCAGCGGGCGCCCGGCGCCGAGCATGGTCGCGGCCAACCGCGCCAGGTAGGCGTCCGTGAGCGCGGCCACCTGGCGCTGACTGCCCAGGGCGACCGGCAGCAGCCGGGCCACGAACGCGTCGACGTCCTCGCCCCGCCAGGCGGTCATGCCGTCCCACAGGGACCCGACGAACTCGGCGAGTCGGGCGCGGACCCGGGCCACGGCCATCCGGTCGACGGCCACCAGGCGCACCACCGCCGCGTCAGCCTCGACCACTGTCCGCTCCCGGCGCGGGGGCGGGTGGCGCGGCGACGGCGGCCAGCATGGCGTCTTCGGCGCGCTCGGCGGCCATCCGGTCGACCGCGTCCCCGTCGTACTGCATGACGTCGGTCATCAACGCCCGCCACGGCAACGTGCTGCCGAGTTTGGTCGCGGCGTCCGCCTTCTCGGCAAGGCTGCGCTGCTCCGGGGGCAGGAACACCACGTCCACGCTCACCTCGGCGCCGGTGTCGGGCAGGGCCAGGCGCAGCACCTCGGACCACGACGCGGCGGCCCGCGCGATGCGGTCCCGCGCCTTGAACACCAAGCCCTCCTTGGCGAAACTGGCGCCCTCGGCGGTCTGGTTGGCGCCGTCGGGCATCAACGTGGCCATCGGGGTGCGGGTCACCGCCGCCAGGTCCCGAAGGTCGGCCTTCGCCGACTCCAGGACACCGGTCAGGTCCGCTTGAGCGGACTCCCACAGGTCCACCCCGTCGGGCAGCTCCCAGAGCGCACCCGGGCCGGGCTTCAACAACTCCCCGTAGTCGATGGGGTTGCCGTCCTCGTCCACCTCGGGCAGATCGCCCTTGATCGCGCGCTGCCGGTACGCCTGCATGGCGATCAGCACCAGCCGTTGCAGGACGTGCCAGTTGATCGAGTCCAGCAGCCCGGTGTGCGTCTCGAACTCCCCCAGCCCGCCGCGGTTGACGAACGGCACCAGGGGGATGCGCGGCAGACCGGTGTCGGCCGGGGCACCGGCCTGCCGCCACCCGCCGGAGTAGGTCAGGATCGGGCGGGGACGCCCCGACACGACGGGGATGTCCCTCCGGTACGGGATCACCACCCCTGGCAGGTGCAGGTAGGCGGTGTCCCACCCCTGCACCTCGTCGCGCCACGTCTTGAGCCCGGCGCGGCGCCGGTCCGGGCGGGCCGGGTCGTGCTCGACCACGACCTGCTCGGGCCGCTCGTGGGTGATCTCCACCCCCTCGGGGCCGGGTTGCACGCACACGTAGCCGACCGACAGGCCGAGCATGTCGCGGTGCACGTCACCGGCCCACACGCCCAGGTTGTTGCGCTTCCACAGTCGACGCGCGGCGTCGTCGTCGGCCGCCTGGTCGCCGACGCGGAACCCGCCCACGATCATGCGCTCGGCCACCGCGTCGGTCACCAGCTCGGCGAAGTTGCGGGCGGCCTTGCGCTGGAACTGGGCGTACGCCTCCCGCTGTCCCTCGGCGCCCTCCGGCAACGGCGGGTACCCGTCCAGATAGGAGCGCAGCAGCGCCAGCCGGGGGCGACGTCGGTCCATCTCGGCGGTCAGGTGGGCAAGCCACCACGACGGTTCGGGCACGCGTGCCCCCTCTCGTGTCTGATCGGGCATGTCTCATCGGGCACGGCGAATCGTCTTGCGCGTGCCGATGCCCTTGGCGATCGCGTCCAACCGGGCCTGCCAGGCGAGCACGGCCGCCACGCAGGCGTCGATCTTGTCGGGCGAGTAGTCGTGGCTCTTGGCGATCGTCAGCTTCCCGGCCCGGATACGGCGCCGGGCGTTCAGCGCGTGCCGGGTCAGCGCATAGCCGCCGTCATGGGTCATCTCCCCATGCGTCACCGCCGCGTCGAACGCCTCGATCGCCCTCTGGTTCATGTGCGTGCGCCCGCCGTTCATCCACCACTCGAACGGGTGCGCCGCCGACACCTTCACCTTCACCTTGGCCCCGTAACGCGCTTCCCAGCCCCCGACGTGCGAGCGCCAGTCACGCGCCGGGTCGGCGTAGAACGCGGCCACCCGGTACAGGCGGAACGCCTCGGCCACCGCCGCCTCGATCTCCGGTAGCGGTGGTGTCCACTCGTTCTGTCCCGGCCCGTCCGGCGCCTCCCACACCCCCAGGGTGAACACGTGCCCGTCCGAGACGCGGCACCCGATGAGCGCGGTCGCGTCCGGTTTGCCCTTCACCCGGCCGCGGCTGCCGTCGAACCCCAACGTGATGATCTGCCGGGGCCGCACCAGCGTGTCCGGTCGCGCGCACGCCATCCACTGTGGACGCGTCAGGTAGCTGTCGCTGGCGTGGGTGATCTGGTTCAGGAAGTCCGCGCGCGCCTGCTGCGGGTCGATGTCCGGGTCCCACACCGTCGCGGCGATCACGTCCAGGTCCACATGCCCCGGCGGGCACGGCGGGTCGTGGATCACACAGCCGTCCGGGTGCCCCGACGAGTCGCCATAGGCCAGCCGAAGCCCCGCCATCAGGCTCGACCCGTCGTCCAGGTCGGTGTCCGCCGGGGCTTCCCGGTGGTCGTACAGCAGACCCTCGTCCTTGGCCTTGCCCGCCCGGATCAGCGCCCAGTAGGCGGCCGAGTCCTCGGCCACGCTGCCCTCACCCGGGGTGTAGGCGTTCGGCGACTCGACCGTGGTGCCGCCGACCTTCGCGGCGTTGATGCGCATGGTGGAGGCCAACTTCTTGCCGCCGTTGGTCGCCACCCATTCCTCGGTCTGGTCCAGCACCGCGAACACCGGCTTGTTGCCCTTCACCGTGCGCGCCGAGCTCGTGATCGGCTCGATACGCCCGCGGGGCAGGTTCACGAACGTGTCCAGCGGCTCCAGGCCGGGGTAGTTGTCCAGCACCGGACCGGTCAGCATCTCCAGCAGCGGCGTCCACGTGTTTCGGGTCTGCTGCTCGGACACGGCGGCGATCTGCACCAGCGGGGTCCGCACGCTCGACCAGGGCCGCCCGACCGGTTGCCCGTCGGCGTCCCACCCGTCCGGCACCACATCGGCCAGCGCCTCGACGCACGCCAACGCCGCCAGGATCGGCGACTTGCCCCACCCACGCGGCCGAGAGAGCACCCCGCGCCGCCGCAGCCGCTTCCCGGTGAGCGGGTGCAACTCGTACAACCCCAGCACGAAGTCCTCTTGCTCGGGGTAGAGGATCAACGGCTCGTACTCGGCCCGGTCCGGCGCCGCCAGGTTCTCGGCTATCCAGTCAATGACGTACCACCCCAGCGTCGGCCGCTCACCGGGGGTGCTCGGCTTCCAGGGCACTGCTTCACCCCCTCCGGGCCACACGCGCCCGGCGGACTCAGCTCACGCGGTGAACGGGCCGCGTCGGGCACGGGCAGCAGCCCCCGGCGCACGCGGCGGGGCACTCTCGGCCGCATCAGCGGCGGCGAACCTTATACTCAGACGGGCGCGGTCCTCCGGCGTCGCCCCGAACTTGGCCACCCGCAACCTCAACTCGGGCGCGACCTTGTGGTCCCCGGTCCACAACCGGGCGTGCAGCAGGGCCGTGTCCATCAGCTCGGACCAATCGGTCGTGGTGAACTCCGCCGACAACGGCGAATCCGCCCACATCTGCCACCACTGGCGGGTACGCGCGGGCCACACGAACTCGGTCAACTCGCCGTCGTGCTCGACCTCGAACGTCGGCAACTCGGGCTGCGCGACCGGTTCGGCGTGGATCACCCGCAGCGGCACCGGACCCGCGTTCGTGCGCGCCCGCCGCTCCGGGTTCTTCGGCGCGGGACCTCGTCCGGCCATGTCGACAACCTCCCATCACACGACACGCTGACACACATCTTTCTCCTGCGGCACGAAGGTTCCCGGCGAAATCCCCAGACCCGTAGCCGGGGTCAGCCACAGCACCTCCCCATGCCGCGAAGGGGGCGGGGAGGGGTCCCCCCGTGCCCCACGGTGATCCACATGCGACTCATCGACGCAGTCCAGGATGCGGTTCGCTCGGTCGGCGTTGCGTCGGTCGCCGCTCGGCCCAACGCTGTCGGCCTCGCGCGCGTTCGCGCCCGGTCTTGACGTCGTGGCACGGTCCGCACACGCCTTGACCGTTGCTCTCGTCGTCCGTGCCACCCTCGGCCACCGGGACACGGTGGTCGGCGATGGTGGACGGCCGAGCGCGGCACAGCACGCACACCGGGTCACGGGCGAGGATGCGAGCACGCGCGGCCGTGGGGAAGGCGCGGGCGCGGGGCCAGGGCATACGGGACCGCCGGGGGTCGGGGGACGGGGGCGGGGCGCACCGGATGACCGGGGCCGCGCACGACCCACCAGCACCCCGGAACGACGAAGACCCCGGAGCCACGGCTCACGGGGTCTGGACAGACTTCACCTCGGTGGGGCCAGTCTGCCACACAACCGGCGTGGGGGGACAGAGGGGCGGGGGCGGCCACCCGCTCGCGCGGTTCGCAGGGCCGCCCCCGCCGTTCGGCCACCGTGACAACGGGAGCCGGTCGCCAGAGTAGCGCCTGCCCTTCTTGCGCCTGGTCTCTATTTGTACTATAGTTATTGATGTCGGGAGGGGATCGCAGCCCCGAACGGCAGCACCGTGACAACTACAGAGAGGAGCCCCAAGTGGCTGCCGAGATGACGTGGTCGACCTGGGTCCACACGGTCACCGTGAACGCGGCGGGGGACATCGACGGATTCGTTGACGTCTCCCGCTCGGGTGACCGAGGAACGATCGTCAGTGTCAACGTCGGGTCCGTGTTGATCCGGATGCACACCAGCCGGATCGCGCGGCGAGTGCGGGACGGTTGGCGGCAGACCGGGTTGCACGTGGACTCGCTCCCCGAGCGGGTCAGTGAAGCGGCACACCAGCCGCCGAACGCGTGGCCGGTCGGTGTGGTGATGACCATGGGAGACGCGGCGCCGATCGTGTCGCAGTTCTTCCCGCTCGATGAGCGGCGCCGACGCCCGGCGTGGGTGCGCATCCAGACCGGGCCGGTTGTGTGGCAGGTCCTCGACCGCCGCGCCTGGTACTCGATCGCGGCACTGTGGGAGTTGACCTGTTCGAGCTTCCGAGCCTGA